GGCTACGGCCCCTTTTTTCTACCCCTTCTAAAAATAATTCTTGACTTTTTGGTCTTAACATTCTATACTTGACTCTATGAAGCTCGTAAAAATGGCCCCAGAAAATCTTGAAGTAGCCAACGCCTATTTAAGCACTGGCAATGCGCTCGTTGCCGCAAACTCTTTAGGATGCTCCCCCGACCAAGTATACGAGATACTTGAAAAATCTGAAGTAAAAGAATATATTAACTCGGTCTACCTCGACCAAGGTTATCGTAACCGTTTCCGACTTGCTGAATTACTCGACGAAGTTATTGAAAATAAACTACAAGAAGCCCGTGATTCAGACCAATACTCTAGCAAAGACCTCGTTGATATAATTGCACTCGCCCATAAAATGTCTGAAGACCATAGAAAAACTTCTACAGCCTCTACAAACATTAAACAACAGAATGTGCAGATTAACTCTCCCTTTGGTGAAGGAAACTATGGAAAACTGATGGAGAAGTTACTTGGACAATCCGACTAAAGAATTACAGGAATTAAAAGTAGAATTTGCCCAGCATGAAGCTGTTTGCGAAGAAAGATGGAAAACTATTTTTAATGAACTTCGTGAAGGGAAAGAAGAAAGTAAAGAGCGTTGGACAGAAGTAAAAGCCTCTGTACAATCGCTTCATCGTCTCGTGTGGGCAGGAGGCGGAGCACTCATTCTCTTTTTAGCGGGAATGATTATGAAAGGTGAACTATGATCTATCAAAAAGGTAATATGTGGAAAGTGGCTGGTAGCCCTAAAAAATATGCTACCGAAGCTGAAGCAAAAGCTGCTGCCGGAATTAAAGAAACTGTAATAAAAGAATCGCCTCTCGATCAGTTAAGAGGATTAAAACAACCTTGTAATGAATGTGCATGTGACCCTTGTGAGTGTGATGAAGAATGGAAGTCAGCAGACGAGACATAGTTCTCGATAGAATAGTACCAGGAGACTTTTTAAAGGTTCCTATTGAAAGTTATTTAGAGTTACTTGGAATAGAAGCAATTCCTTCACAGCGGGCGTTAATAAATGCTATTAATAATCCTAAGTATCGGTTTGTTGTTGGGGCTCTTAGTCGGCGGCAAGGAAAAACATATATTGGTAACATTATTGCCCAATGTGTCGCCCTCGTTCCAGGATGCCATGTACTTATTGTCTCTCCTAATTACAACCTTAGCAATATTAGTTTTGATCTCCAAAGAAATCTTATAAAACATTTTGATCTTGAAGTTGCGAGAGACAATGCAAAAGATCGTGTAATTGAACTTACAAACGGATCTACTATAAGACTCGGGTCAGTCAATCAAATTGACTCTGTTGTAGGAAGAAGCTATGACTTTGTTCTCTTCGATGAAGCGGCATTGGCAGATGGAGAAACTGCCTTCAACGTTGCCATCAGACCCACACTCGATAAACCGGGTAGTAAGGCTCTATTTATTAGCACTCCTCGGGGCAGGAACAATTGGTTTAGCCGTTTTTTTAATCGGGGCTATACTGATGAGTTTAACGAGTGGTGCTGTATAAAAGCTACTTGGCAGGATAATCCAAGAGCTTCTCAAAGCGATATTGACGAAGCTCGACGCTCGATGAGTCAAGCAGAATTTGCACAAGAATATGAAGCAGATTTCAACGTATTCGAAGGACAGATTTGGAACTTCAACTACGAAAAGTGTGTTCAAGATTTATCTGAGAGAGATTTTAGTGGGATGGACATAATATCGGGGCTCGACGTAGGATTTAAAGACCCCACAGCACTGTGTGTACTAGCTTTTGATGGACATAAATACTACTTAATGGAAGAGTATTATGCGGCGGAACGCACAACGGAGGAACATGCGGGATACTTATCAGAAATTATTGAAAGAAGAGAAGTCGACTACTGCTTCATTGACGCAGCAGCAGCACAGACTCGATTCGACTTTGCTCAACAATATGACATTTCAACCATTAACGCCAAAAAATCTGTTGTTGATGGGATTGGCCACGTGGCTTCTCTTATTGACAATGATCGGCTTATCGTTGATTCTTCCTGCGTAGAAGTCTTGAGGTCTCTTGACCAATATAGGTGGGATCCGAATCCAAACTTAATAAGAGAGAAACCGGTTCATGATTCTTCTTCTCACATGGCAGACGCATTAAGATACGCACTTTATAGTTTTGAAGAGAGCGCACCAACATTTTAAATGCAACGAAAAAATAATTCTTGACTTTCAACTAACCCGAATATATAATTTATAAAAATGGCAGAGTTAAAACGAGACCCGATTAAATACATCAGAGACCGGGCAAAGTCGAAGTACGAAAAAGGCAAAGAGTGTAGAATTTGCGGTGCAAAAATAAAACTCGACTTCCATCATTTCTATACGCTTGCCCCACTTTTTCATAAATGGTTAAAAGAGAAACAAGCACTTCGTCCAGAACATTATACAGATGAGTATCTAATTATATGGAGAGACGAGTTTATAGAAGATAACTGGTCTGAACTTTACGATGAGACAGTTACTCTCTGCCACACCCACCATTTAAAGCTACATAGTATCTACGGAAGAAATCCTGGTTTACATACAGCAGAGAAGCAAAAACGCTGGGTAGAAATACAAAGAGAAAAATATGGCATGGTATAACTTCTGGAAGGAAGAAAAATTAAACCCAGCGCAAGAAGAGATTGTAGTCAGTCTTGAAGGCGCGGGCCCTATTGCTTCTCGTGAAATTATTACAAATTACAGAGCGTATTACGAATATTTAGAAGTCGTAAATCGGGCTGTAAATATGATTGTAGATGATGCAGCTGAAATTCCTCTTAGGATAGGTGAACCTGTTCAAGGATTGAACTCAGTAACTAAAGGTATTCGTCGTTCTCGTGTTGATCTATTGCTCAACAAAGAACCGAATCCTTTTCAAGACATTTCCAGTTTTAAGCGAAACCTCATAATCGATTATATTTTAGATGGGAATATCTTTATATACTTTGACGGAGTTTCTCTGTATCATCTCCCCGCTAACTATACGGACATTGAACCGGATAAGACAACCTATATTGCGGGTTATACATTTCAAACAAGCATCGACTATAGACCAAACGAAATAATTCATATAAAAGAAAATTCTTTTCATAGCATTTATAGAGGTACTAGTCGCTTAAGAGCTGCTCAACGAAGTATGTCTCAGCTTACTCGCATGAGAGAGTTCCAAGATAACTTCTTTAGAAACGGCGCCGTCCCAGGTCTCGTTATTAAATCTCCCTCTGTTATTAGTGAAAAGAATAAAGAAAGAATGATTCAATCCTGGATGACTCGTTATCGTCCAGACGGAGGCGGAAGAAGGCCCCTTGTATTAGACGGAGGAATGGAACTAGATTCTATATCAAATATAAACTTTAGAGAATTGGACTTCGAAAGCTCTATAGAAAGCGCAGAAAAGGAAATACTAAAAGTTCTCGGCGTACCGCCGATTATGTTAGATTCTGGAAATAATGCAAATATACGACCAAACCATCGAATGTATTATTTAGAGACAATCCTACCTATTATTGAAAAGATAAACAGAGCTTTAGAAAGATTTTTTGGGTTTAGCATAACTCCAGATATCAGTAATATTCCTGCACTTCAGCCAGAATTAAGGGACTCTGCAGCATATTACTCAACTCTTGTAAACTCCGGTATTATTACACCAAATGAAGCGAGAGAAGCCTTAAACTATGATGAAATTTTTGGGTCCAGTGAAATAAGAGTACCTGCCAATATTGCAGGCTCCGCATCAAACCCATCAGAGGGTGGAAGGCCCGAAGAAACAGAGGAAAACTAAATGAAGAAAAGTGAAGCGTTAAAAGTTTTGGTAGACTTTTTCCATGAACAAGGAAGAGTAATGAGTAGAAGTGAGTACTATAGACTCGGAGCCGATGCCTGGCCTGTTCACCCAAGACTACTCACTCGATATTTTAGAGGTAGAGGATATAACTCTATCATTAAAACCGCAGCACATATGTATCCAGCAGACTGGGCAGCAATTGGCACTAAGCCTGTTGAATCTGTTAAGCCTGCACCCAAGCCCGTTCTTGAACCGGCTTCAGAAGACGATCTTTCTCCTCTGGAGAAATTAAAGTCTTTAAAAGGAGAATCAAGTGAATAAGATTTTTCACATTGGCTCCACATTTAAGGCGTTTGAAGAAGGGGATGATCTTCATATCGCTGGTATGGCCAGTACGAATAGTACTGACCGTGTTGGAGACATTATTGAGACGGAAGCTTGGACCAAAGGCGGCCTA